CAGTTACCACTATATCTACAGCTTCTGCTCTCATTTCATCACTCATATCACAAAACTGATAGTTAATATATGGACTTTTCCCAAAATGGATACTTTAACTAGCGCGTAATTAAAAGCTCTTCTAGTATCTTTCTCTTCCACTTTATCTTGAGTTGCAGCAACTTCCTTTGGAGCTGCTAAATTTGCCACTGAACCTGCATCTGCCATTTGATTTGTTTGGATATATTATTTACTATTTTTAGAGAGTTTTATATTATTTACTATTTTTTATATTTAACTGTTAAATTTAACCGCTAAATTTAACCACTACCTGGTTTTACTACAACTCGATAACTAAGTTCTAAACCGCCATATCTTTTAATATGAAACATATCTCCTACTTTAGCACCAAATCTGGTAGGAATTGGGTCAGTACTTTCAAATTTTGGAAAATTATGTAGAGGTGTATCCATCATTTTAATTACAGCTTCTTTTTCTTCACTTGACAATAAATAACATTCTGGAACCATAATATTTTTCATAAAATCAAAAGGATATATATTTTCCAATACTTCAACGTTGGGATGCTCACTTAATTCCAATCGAACAAAAGTATTTAATTTTTGTTTTTTTTCAATTCCGTATGTTTTTAAAACAAAAAATAACTTATCTAAGTTTGGATATTCTTTATTTAATTGTATCATATGGGATTTTAAAATATGTTTATCAAATTTATCAGATGGTTCAAAATAAACAAGAACTCCTCCACCTTTTTTATATTCTTCTTTTAAATTTACAGGGAGCATATTTGGAAAATAAAGATGGTGTCTATTTTGTTCATATAAAGATTTAAAATCTTCAGGTGACATATTTGAAGAACCACTTGGTATATCGTAACCTCTATCTTTTAATGTTGTTAATACTGTATTACGAACCTTATATAATAGTCTAATTTCATTTTTTTCAGTAGTATCTGACATATTGTATATTTATAGATATATATCTTTTATGTCATTTTAGAAATCATTTTTTCTACCATATAATATATATAATTATACATTAAAAAATGACTTATTGTTTATCCGAACCGTGTGAAGTTATTCAACAAATTTTTTATAATAAAACCCTATATGAAAATGTAATAAATAGTATTCAGTTATCAAGAAATGCTAGATCGTTGGGTGGTATGTATTGTTTATATTTTTGTAATCCATGTGATAATTCATCGATTACTTTAAGAGGGGAACGTATTTTATATATTTATGACAATCCGTGTAATGTTGTATGGTGTAATAATACAGAAAGAGTAGCTGGTCTTACTATTTTAAATTCTGAATTTTTTGCAGAAGTTTTATTATCCTATACTGAAGCGTTACGGGCAAAAAATGAAGTAAGAGAATATTGTAAATCATTTAAAATACCACGATGTTTGTTTCCAAATATATCACAAAATAGAATTACTATTAGTGGGGATAACATTATAAAATTAATGAACCGTTCTTTGAATAGTTATTGTAAATAAAAATTTTAAGTTATTTCTAAAAAACAGGAAACCTAATTATTTTAAAGACTATATAAAATAATTAAGAGCTATTATCGTCGTCATCTGTAAAATTGGTTATACTTTTAGATTTTGATTTTCTAGAACCTTTACAGATTTTTACTTTACTTCTTTCTTTAGGTTTAACTTTATCTGATACTTTAACTTTATCTGATACTTTAACTTTATCTGATACTTTAACTTTATCTGATACTTTAACTTTATTTAAAGGTTCATCTAAAGGTTCATTTAAAGGTTCATCTAAAGGTTCATCTAAAGGTTCATCTAAAGGTTCATCTAAAGGTTCATTTAAAGGTTCCCATTTAGATTTCCATTTAGGATATATGTTACTAGTCCATTTATCAACTACATTTTTAGAATCGTCAATTGATTTTTTTAAATCTTCATTAATATTAAATTCAATAGATTCAAGTATATTATTCAATAAACCTAATAATCCAGAAAACCAATTATTAACCCTGAATATAATATTTCTAATGTTAATTTCAGAATTATCAAATAATTCAGTAGGACATTTTACAAGTCTAACTAAAGCAGTTTTACAACGTGAAATAATTTTACAAGCACCTGCTAAATTCATTTTAAATTCTTCAATTGAACTTTCATTAACAACCATAGGATTTAATGGTATATATTTTGGTAAAATCCAACTACCTAATTCTAAATCAAAAATAGCTTCTAATTGAGAAACATTCCAATTATTTTTAGAACTCATTGGAGAAGGTGGTATAACTAAATTAGAAGATTTTGAGATGTTAGTAATATGTATTTTTACATTTGTAGGCTTTAAGTTATCTTTTAGTGTTTTTTGTAAAACATCAAAAGGTATATTAATTGGTGGTTTTCCACCAATTAAAATAGTTTTTGGAGTTAAAAAAGCATCAACAATATCATCAGCAATATCATCAAAATCGCCAAAATCGCCAAAATGTATATCCGTTGATAGTTCCCTTTTAATTGTTTCTGGTAAAAAGGCGTTTGCTATATCATCATACCCATCATTATTATTAATTAAAGCATTAATTTCACTTTCATTAGCTTCATCGCTATTTTTGCTACTTTTACTGCCTTTTTTTTTTAAAATAGAATCACATCCTATTTTTTTATAATGATCAACCAAATTCCAGGTTTCTTGTAATTTTGGAAGAATATTTTTAAACCAATTTGTATCTCGTTCAATACGTACACAATTAATTTTTTCAATTTTCCAAAAACTTACTCTTCTTTCTTTCCAATTAAAAGGAATTGTTTTTTTAATTTCAATACACCATTCTTCAAATTCTTTTTTTGAAATACCAAAGTTTGAATAAAAATATTTATTATCTCCTTCTGGAGTATTATATGTTAAAACAGCTCCTTTTTCCATACCTGACGAAGTAAAACTTATATTTGAAACATTTGTATTAACATTTGTATTAACATCTGTTTCAATTTTAACATCTTCTAAATATTCATTAATTCCAGCGTATTCTACAATTTTACATTCTAAAAAATCACAATACATTAAATCACATACTTCCAGTTGTCCTTGAACCTGAATCCAATAATCTCTAGGAACAATTCCTGTAATTTTTCTTGAATATGGACACTTAATTTCAAGCATAATTCCTTTAACCGTAATACCATCTGGTGATGCTCCTAAAAAAAGATATTTTGGATGTCTTAATATACCAAATTCATATACTTTAATTTTATTACGAGACTCATAAAGTCGAGTTGCTACATTTTCATATTTTACACCCCATTCAGTATAAATATTTCCCTTAAACGCTGGTCCTTTTCCACATTTTTTTAAAATAAAATCATTTTTATTACCAAAATGTCCTTCTCCTAACGCTGTAGCCCAATCACTTGCAGTAATCATTGTTTCGCGTGCTAAAAACCATTCAGGTGTCCTTTGTTCAATTTTTTTTATAGTGAGCAAAGTACTAACTTGAATTTTATCTTTCATTGGTGGAATTGGAAATGTTGGAAACGTTTCTTTTTTACATTCTTCATTATTTTTTTCATACGTCATCATATTTTTATATTTCTTTATTTCTGTAAAAACGATAATATAATAATCATTTTCTTTTATCTCTTTTAAATTAAAAACCATCAAGGTTCTATATATTTTTTAATTTTTTATATCAATTGTATATAGAAGATATATAATCTTAAAAAAATGTCAACTACAATACAAGGTCGAGGAAAAGGACAAGGAAAAGGACAAGGTAGAGGACAAGGTAGAGGACAAGGAAAAGGAAAAGGAGGAGTTCCTGGTCAAGGACAAGGAAAAGGAAAAGGAGGAGTTAATGGTCAAGGGCAAGGAAAAGGAAAAGAAGGAGTTCCTGGTCAAGGGCAAGGAAAAGGAAAAGGAGGAGTTCCTGGTCAAGGAAAAAATAAACCAATATTAAAACCAACAATATTCGTTAGATCTAATCCAGAAACAGATTTTAACAAATTAATTGTTGATGATATTAAAAATAAAACATTATCGCTATATATATTTAATGATAACGTTGAACAGCATAAAACTACAATTGAAGGAGGTGGTAATGCAACAATAAGACCATATAATAAATACGGTAGTTTCAAACCAACTAGGTCAGCAGGGATTTCAACAGGTGAAAATGGAGTTGGATTTACATCATTAAAGGATTCAAGAAAAATAATAGATTCTGACATAAATGAAATTAAAGAATTACTTCAACAAAATAAATATAAATTTATATATTTTAGTAAAGATGAAACATCTGATACTTTAGGAGTAAAAATTTTTACTCCTAGTGCTGAAGTTAAAAAATACATATATGACGAAATACAAAAATTACCAAATACAATATCTCAAATACCACCAGTAGATACATCTCCGGAAACAAAACAGTTACCAAATCAAAATAAATTAGTCATTGAAATAAATCAATTAAAAACTGACATTATTAATTTACAAAATAATATATATAATAAACTAGATAATACTTCACATTCAGAATTATCAACATATATAAACGATGTGTGGAATGATGATGTTATAAAAAAAGTTTATTTTAAAATAAATAATTATATTGATACAAATCAACCAAAATATGATGATTTTTCTAAAATTTTAAATAATATTATTACAAAAAGAAATGACTTGTATAAAAAACAAAAAGAAAAGGGTAATAAAAATCTTCCAAAATATAATAGTAGTATTTTTGATATTTTATATGACGTAACAACCGATATGACAACTATTTCTTCAAATAAAGACTTTACAACAACACAAAAAACAATTGAAAAACTGGAAACTGAAATTAAAAAAAAAGATTTAGAGCAAATAGAAATACAAAAAAAAATATTTGAAGAAAGTGATATTTTAAGTTATATAAAAAATGTAAATAGAGACAATCCTTTTTTTAAAAAAATTTTAAAATATGAAAGCAAATCATTACAATTAAATGATATTAATAATTTAGAACGTAAATTAAAAGAACATGATGCAATACCTAATACATGGGAAAAATTAAAAATTGTGGCTACTAATTTAAATCAATTAATAACAACCGTAGATAAACTAAAAATATTTATTACTAATTATAACCCTATTGTCGATGTAATAAGTGAAACTACAATACTTAGTTGGAATTTAAAAATGTTAAATGAAAAAAATTATGAAAAAAATTATGAAAGTAATTCTGAAAATAATTCTGAAAATAGTTCATTTTTTACTTCCATTATAAATACAATAAATGATGTTAAACCAGATATTCTTATATTACAACAAAATATTGATAACTTTAATATACAAAACAATTTATCTAAAAAATTAGAATATTCACATACTTATAAATCAAATGATGGTTATAATACTATTTTTAGTATATACCCTTTTAGTGCAATGTCTTATTTACCATTTCCAGATGTAAAAATAAAAAAAAATAGTAATGATTATAAAGTTTTACTAAATAATAAAAATATACAAAAGGGAAAAAGTTTTTTTAATATGTTTAAAGGAGGTACTAATACTGAAATTAATAAATATGAAATATTAGAAACTCAACAAAAAGGAACTAATAATTTTATAATTGTGCAATTTAAATTAAAAGATGATACTATTTTACAACTGGTAAATACTGAACTTGCACATTTTAAATTTGGCATAACAACTGATGAAAAAATTAAAAAAAGTCAAGAAAATAAAAATAAAAATATACAAATATCGTATGATAATATTAGAGAAGAGCAAATAAAATTAATACTTACATGTATAGAAAATCCACAAAAATGGTTTGGTATTAAATTTAAACAACCACATTATGATATAATTTCTGGTGATTTACATAATATTTATAATTCAAATAACATAAAACATTTATTACAAAATTATGATACTTTTGAAGACAATATTAGTAATCCTAAAGTAAATACTGAATTTATTTTATTTAATAAAGAATTAAGTAATCAAGGTATGTTTAATAATGATTATGGACAAATACCAATACCTGATAATTTACAATCTGGTGGATTAAATTTACCAATTTATGCAAAACTAAAAAAAATAACTTTTTCTAATATTGATAATAATGTTAATTCAAATCCTCCCATTTTATCAGACTTATACCAACCTATTTTAATAGGTTCAGCGTATAATAAATCTACAAATACTAAAGTTGAAAATAAATTACCTAATTTAAACGAAGCACAACAAAATCGTTTAAAACAATTAAAAAACAAAAAAATATTAACACCTACAGAAAAGGAAGAATTTAAAAAAATTAAAAAAATAACAGAAAATGCTTCAAAAAATGAACAACCTTTTAATAGAATAACTAGTATAATAGAAAAAGGATTTAAATCATTACAATCTAAAGAATTAAGTCCATGTCCTTCTTTAGATTATCTTCCTTGTATTGACTTAAATATTGAAGATATTAAAATAATTATTAAAAATGTTATCAACAATAATATAAAAATTATTG